ATGGCGAAGCTCGTCGAAGCGTTTAACACCGGCATCGGCGATGAAGGTGTCGCATCGGCAACCGTGCCGCTGATCTTGCGCGGCCCGGCGACGGCGCTTGAGCAGATCCGGCACTTGACGCTCGACCGGCCGCTCGATCCGGTGATGACGGCGCAGCGCAAAGAGCTTCTCGGTCGGTTCGCAAACGGGATCGACTTGCCGAAAGAACTCTTCGATATGGCGGATCTGAACCACTGGACCGCATGGGCCGTCTCAGCCGACACGTTCAGCGATCACGTCGAGCCGCACATCGTCAATTGCGTCGACGCACTGACGATCGGCTACTTCAGAGCTGCGCTGATGATCGACTCGCGCTGTCAAGGTCCGAATGCGGTATGGATCTCTCGCTTGTGCGTGTGGTACGACCCGACCGAGCTGCTCAGCGATCCGAACGAAGTGCCGAACGCGACGGCGGCGCACGCGGCGATTGCGATCTCGGACGCCGCATACCGCAAGCGTCTCGGTTTCAGCGAAGCCGATGCACCGAGCGCACAAGAGATCGAGCTTCGGATGGTTCGTACCGTCCGTTCGTACCCGCCGAACACATTGGAAGCTCTGCTTCACATGCTCGACCCGAATCTCGTCATTCCGCCGATCGGTCAATCCGGCACGATTCCGGGCATGGGTCCGAAAGGCGCTGTACCGGTTCCGCCTGCAGTCGGGCCGGGTGGAGCTCCGACGCCCGCCGGCCCTTCCGCGACGCCGCCGTCACCGGCACCGCCTGCCGTGCAAGGCCCGCCGGTCGGCACCGGTCCGTCAGCGCAGCCGGACAGTAACCCCGGCGGCGGCGCACCGGTCAATGCGTCGGCTGCACCGAAGCCGACAGCGGATCAAGCTCGTCTGTCTCGCAAGCTCGTCGACATCGATCGAGACGTTCGACGTTCGCTGCAGATCGCCGCTTCGGCATCGATCCGCCGCAGCCTTGAGAAAGCCGGTGCGAAGCTCCGGACGAACGCGCACAATGCGAAAGACCGAGAGACGATGTCGGCGCTGACCGGCGTTCCGGCCGAGCAAGTCGCATACGTGATGGGTGCCGAGAAAGTCGCTCGCTTCGGCGGCACGGCGACAGTCTCAAGCGACTGGTCCGACGTGAAGCAAGCGTACGAGTCATGGGTGACCGCCGCGCAAGAGCAAGCGATCGCCGTCGCTCAGCAGCTCGGCGGAAGCGCCGTCTCACCGACGTCTGTCGCCGCCTTGCGGTCAAAGCTCACGGAACACCGTCAGCTCGGTTGGGAAGCGCTCAGCAAAGCCCTAGACGTGTTAGCGGTCAAAGCGTTGCAAGCGCCGCCGGGCATTACTGCCGCACTCGTACCGCCGGTGCCGCCGGTCGGGTCGAAGCTCGTCATTCCGCCGGAGCTTGTGTCGGCACCGTCTGACGCCGCTGACACCGACACGGCGATCTATGTGACGATCGATCCGAGCACGCTTGCGCCGACGTCGACGATCCGAGCCGTGCTTGCGATCGCCGGAGGCATGGCAGCCGCCGATTCGCCGATCAATCCGGATACCGGCACTGTCGACGCACTGTCGGCCGAGAGCGTGCTTCCGCAGATCGGCACCGGCGTCGGCATCTCGGATCTCTTGCAAGAGGCGAATATGTCGACGCCCGGCTATCAGTGGATTCACGGCACCGCGGCGCACGACTTCGATCCGCACGTCGAGCTTGACGGCGTCGAGTTCAGCTCGTTCGACGATCCGGTGCTTGCGACTGACGGCAGCGGCACGGCAGATCCGTCCGACTGGCTCGGCGACTTCTACTGCCCCGGCGATCACGACGGCTGCACATGCGACTTCATGCCGCTATGGGCGGCTTCCGACGTCGGCGACCGGCCGATCGATCAAGTCGACACCGGAGACAGTGACGAAGACGATGCAGCGGTCGCCGCATCAGCCGTGGAACAATGACCCGCAACGGAGGCAGACAATGAAGACCCGAGCGCAGCTCGTCGAAGAATGGTTCGCAACTCGCGGCACGATCGTCGCTGCCGGATCTCAGCCGCCCGGCGGCACTCCGGTCGGCGCGGCACCGGCGAAGCCGACACCGAGCGCGACGCCTCCGGCACCGAGCGCACCGAACGGACCGGCGACTCCGGCCGTCGATCCGGACAGCGGCGACGTCGATCCGACCGTCGTGTGTCAGAACCACAATCCTGAGTGCGGGCATCTCGCTTCCGCGCACGCCGACGATCCGGAGAACGGTGCGAACACCGGGGCGTGCTCAATGGCGAACTGCGGCTGTCAAGCGATGGTGCCGCCGGAAGAGCCTGACGCAACCGACATCGATCCGGAAGAGAAGCCGGAAGCCGCAGCGAGCGCGCAGAGTGAGCAGCTCGCCGACGCTGCGCTCTCGCCGTTCATCGGTGACACGCCCGGCACGGACGTCGTACCGGGCGAAGGCGTCGTCATGCCGTCAGCCGACGACGTCGAGCAAGAGACCGGCGCAGCTTCCGGCACCGGCGGGCCGGGCGCGGGCGGCGATCTGTCCGACGCCGTGATGGGTCCGGCGTTCACGATTCCGGTGCTCGTACTTGAAGGCACGCCGACTTCAGACGGCCGAGAGATCGCACCGAACGCTCTGACGTGGCGTGATCCGCCGCTGCCGCTGATGGGTCTCGACGAGACGTCACCGTTCGGTCACGACGGCGCTGTCGTCTGCGGTCGGATCGACTCGATCACGCGGAACGGCTCGACGCTGAGCGCAGCCGGTTTCTTCACGCCGGACGACAACGGCACTCGCTTCGCCGGTCTCGTCGAGCAGCAAGCCGTCAAAGGCATCTCCGTCGACATCTCAGACGTCGACACGGCGATCACGGTCAGCGGTCTCGACGACATCGGCATGCCGACCGACACGATGGAGATCCTCGTCTCCGGCGAGATCATGGGCGCGACGCTCTGCCCGTTCCCGGCGCTGAAAGATGCGTACATCGTGCTCGGCGACGGCACCGATCCGAATGCGCCGCAGAGCATTCCGGTCTCGCAGCCGAACGCCGAAGCCGCAGCGGCCGGTATCCACGTTCTGAACGTGCGCGAGTGCGTGCCGTGCAGCTCCGGTGCCGTGACTGCTTCGGCTGCCGGCCCGCTTGCGCCGCCGGTCGAGTGGTTCTTTCCGGTCGACAGCAACGGCGATGCAGGCTTTGACGAGCTGACGCCGCTGACGGTGACCGAAGACGGTCAGATCTTCGGGCACATCGCACCGTTCGGCGTGTGTCACATCGGCATTCAAGGCGAGTGCGTCATGGCTCCGAAGTCAGCGAGCGGCTATGCGCTCTTTCATCAAGGAGGGGTGTTCTGCGCCGATGGGACATTCGTACCGACCGGACCGATCACGTTCGACGGCGAGCACGCAAGTCAGAGCGGTCGTCTCACTGCCGCTCAAGCTCGCGCTCACTACGACAACACTTGCTCACGATTCGCTGACGTACATGCTGGCGAAGATCGCTGGGGCGTCTACGTCGCCGGATCGGTCGACCCGGCGGTCACTGACGAGAACGTGCGCCGGTTCCGCGCTTCAGCGGTCTCCGGTGACTGGCGCTGGGCCGGAGGCGGTCACGAACTGGTGGCCGCGCTCGCCGTCAACACGCCGGGCTTCCCGGTAGTCACGGCGTCGATGTATAACGGGCAAGTCACGGCGATCGTCGCCGCCGGTGCTCCGCAGATGGTCGCTCTGAAGCGTGCGTCGGCAATCGATCCGATCGACGCTCGACTCTCGAGGATCGAGCGTCAGCAGCAGATCATGGCGCCGCTCGCAAAAGACGCTTTGCGCTCTCGCTTCGATCGGCTTCGCAACCGGTGATCTACTGGATCGTTCTCGGCATCTTCATCGGTGCAGCGATCGTGCTCGGTGCGCTCGGCTACGTCGCGTACCGGTTCTTTCACGGCATCCGAGACGACGTGCAAGCGCATGACTGAAGAGACGAGAGTTCCGCCGTGGCAGAAGTGGGTCGCACTCTGTCTCTTCGTGCTCGTCGTGCTCGGAATCATTCTCGGCTGGCATCGCTTTCTCGCCGACTTCTGGCCGATCGACGACAGCAGAGTCGGACCGAACCTCGTCGCATCCGTCGTGCAATGGGCGCTCGTACTGATCGCCGCTGCGCTCTTCTATCCGCCGACACGTCGATGGGTCGAGCAGTTCGTGCAACATCACGTCGACGACGTCAAAGCGCATATCACCGCCGAGCACGCGAAAGTGCATGAGAAGCTCGATCGAGCCGAGAAGCTGTCGCGGCACATCATCGAGCATCACCCGGACATTCCGCCGTTTGAAGAATGAGTGCCGGAGATCTCACACCGGCTCGACGAGTCAGTTCGTTCGACGAGATCACGCAAGCGGGCGATTACTGCCTCAGCTCGGTCGTCTATGACGGCGTGTCGTGTCCGGAAGTCTGGTTCTTACTGCCGACACACAAGGGCGTCGACAAGTTCGATCGACCCGACGAGCACTCCGGCTTGCACGGAGTATCCGAGCCACCATGGCGCTTCCGAGAGTGCGCTGACGGCTCGTTAGAGATCCGAGAGTCGATCGGCTGTTGCAAAGCGGACGGCAGCGGGCACTACTGGCACGGCTACCTCGACGAAGGCAACATCTGGCGAGAAGTATGAACACCGAAGATCGACAAGAGTCGGTGTTCGGCGCATTCGACGGCTCGGTCTCGATCGTCGGTCTCGTCTTCGGCTTGCTCTTGCATCACTCGACGCACGCCGCAATCGCCGCCGGTGGTTTCGGAGCTGCGATCTCGGCCGCGCTCTCGATGAGCGCCGGTGAAGTCGTGAAATCCGGTGCGGCGATCCGGTCACGGCTGCTCGTCGCTTCAGCGATGCTCAGCTCGACGCTGATCGGCTCCCTGCTGCTTGTGTGGCCGTTTGCCGTGCCGAGCTTCTCGACCGGCTCAGATCTCGCTCTAGCGGCGTTAGGTGCCATTCTCGTCGCCGTCTGGATCGCCGTCGAGAAAGGCGGCACGCTCCGGAGCTGGGTCGAGACGTTCGGCATCCTCTTCGGCGTCGCCGGTCTCACACTGCTGCTGACGTGGTGTTTGCCGCAGACGTTCTAGGGTGAATACACCGGATGCTTGCTTTGACATTCCGCGCCTGGCAGTCTTGCGCTCGACGCATCGGGCATAGCTCGACTCATCGGATCGCTTAGCGAACCGCCACCGCCACGTAAGAACAGTGACTAAGGAGTCAGAGCAATGGACCCGATTGAGCGCATCCGAGAGCTGCTTGCAAACCTCACCGGCCTCACCCCTGAAGAGCTGCAAGAGCTTGACGGCTTGTGCGACACATTCATGGGCGATCTACCCGAAGAGGACGCTTCGCCGGAGCTGATCGCTCAGATGGACGAAGTCGTTCAAGCAGCGGAGGCGGCAGCGGCCGAGACATCACGTCGAGCCGACGAGCAGGCGGCGGCGCAGCAGCAAGCCGAAGAGCTGCGGTCTCGATTCCGCACCGTGCGCGGCGAAGGCGGCGACGGTGAAGGTGAAGGCGACGGCGCAACCGGCGAGACCGGTGACGGCGCTCAGGGAACCGGTGACGGCGGCGAAGCAGGCGAAGGCGCAGACGGTGCCGGAGACGTCGCCGCTCCGGTCGCCGCTTCCGCCGGGCGCGGCGTGCCGAACCGTGCCGCACGCATGGCTGGCGCTACCGGCCGACCTGCGCCGCACGGCGAAGAGCGAGCGAAGCTGCCGCTGATCGCATCCGGCAACGGCCGCGGGGCCCGCGCCGGTGAAGATCTCGACGAAGAGCGCTTGTACGACGTCATGTGCCAGACGCTTCAGTCGATGCCGCGCAACAGCGCGCCGCGCGGCGACGTGATCATCGCTTCGGTCGACTACCGAGACCGGTATCCCGAAGAGCGGCGGCTTGACGACAACCCGCTGCAGAACGGGATCAAGATGCACAA